ATCCATCGATCGCGTCAGTAAATTCTACGTCATCTGTGATCTTACCATACCCAAATTGTGCTGGATAAGTGTCTTTACCAGTGGAAGTCTCTTTGACTGAATCGTCGACGATAACACGCCAAATCTTCAATGACTCACCAGTTTTTTGCGCGTCAAGCACGGTTTGGACTGACGGATCTTTAGGCGCGAAGTATTGAGTCAACTCGATTGAGTGTTCATCGGTTGCTTTCTCAAGCAAGCGCCCTTGTTGTGTTTGCTCGTCAATGTATTCACCACCCATGGTAGTTGTTCCATCTGTACGGTAAGCCGGAAGCATTGCTCCGTTACCTTTTTCAGCGTGGATTGATTGAATGAAATAAAATACTTTTTTACCTACGATCGGTTTTGCGATCGTAATTTTGATTTTTGCTTTATCTTCAGCTTCACCCATTTATAAGTGCTCCTTTTTTAAAAAATTGTGTCTGTTAATGCAATAACAATATGATAGACTTCACGGCCTACCGTATCGTCTAAGAGTACGTTCGCGTTTACGTTGCGATTATGGCCGATCCTCCGAAGGGCCTCTGATTTGACCTTCTCGACCCCGGCCCGGCTTTCCGTGCCCGGTAAGAAGATATCAATCTGTACGCTCATATCCTCGATTATAAGCCCCGTTTGAGCTGTTTTTGACGTGTCCGAGCTAGATTGCCCGATCACAAGAAACGGCTCGAGTGTGTCTTGTTTTGGTAGCTTAAATTTGATCGGAATATTGAGCGGTTTTAATTTTTCGCGTAAATCTGCGAGCATTTTGACTGAAGGCGTTTCGTTTGCCATGAATCACCTCCTAAACATTTTACGAAGGTTTTTAAATAACGCTTCGCTTTCTTCCTTAACGGCTGGACCAAGAAACGGCTGGGCCTTCATCTTACGAGTTCCAAGCTCCACATAGACCGAATAACCGGCCGGAGACGTTACCTTATAACGTAACATACCCACCCGAGCGACAAAGATCCCGTTTCTCATGAATCCGGTATCGACTGCCGCTTTCATTTTGGCTTTTCGTTCCACACGCAAGGCCGATCGTTGCAATTCTGCCGATACAGCCCGACGCGCTTCCCGTGGCTTGTTTTGGACCTTCCGAATGAACTTGTCCAGCCCTTTTACTGAATATGAAAAACTCATAAGTAAATAACCGTGCTATTATGATGGTATCGTTTACCCTTGATCTTGAGCCTGTGGCCATTGTAAATCACTTCCGAGAAGCCCTTATATGTACCTTGTAAGTGCAATTTGAACGAATCAAAATCATACTTGCCATAGAGCCCCATCATCTCATAGTTAGATAATGAATTTCGCATACAAGGGACTGGAAAGCTCTTTTTCGTTTCCGTATTCTCGAGCAATTCGTCCTCCGGCTCTTCCTCAAAGATCAAAGTCACGCGTTCGTTATAGATCATACACGCGCCCCCCTTTAAATGAATCGAGCGATCCCGCGGGCCCGATGTTTGATCGCAAGGCCTTGTAATACGGCCTTATGCTCATCTGTTAGATAGCTAGACTCCCAAGTGAAGCTCCGGCCTTCCTCGCTGTCCGCTGTCGCGCCTTCCGAGTTTAGTCGATTAAAGCGACTGACGGCAACGTCTCGAAGGATATAAGCCACGCTTTCGGGCAATTCCTCGAGTGCTGTTTCCGAGAATTGATTGACGTAAGCGATCATACGCTCGAAGCTATCCCGTACAATAAGGGCCAAAAGATCGTCTTGTTCTTGGTCAGCTTTGGGAATACCTTTCAAAAGTCGAAGCTCTTCCGTTACTTGATCGATATTGATTGCTGTCATCGCTAAAACCTCCTAAAACTAGGCTGCTACTGCTGACGCTGGCGCTTCGATTGTAGCTTCTACCACACCGTCCGGAATTTCAGCAAAGAGAACGTTAGCGCCAAAGAATACTGACTCGAAAGTCAAGTTATTCAAGTGACGATCACGCGCCACACCAATCAAACCTGTTTCGTCTGTGAAGTCCGCAAACAATCCGCCAAGATCTCCACCAGACACATTCAAGTAAGCGAAAACAAGGTTTTCAACGGCTGTGGTATAGATCTTCCCTTGTGGGCATGACGGCATAACGATAACGTTTTGCATACCGAGGAAGTTTTGGAGAAGTGTGAATCCGAATACGTTTGAAGCGTCAGACGCAACGGCTGTTGTTCCAAGGTATTCAGCCACGTCAAGCGGGTTAACGAAAGAAACAAGCGGAGAGCCTTCGAACTCGTTGAAAGTGGTCAATTTGCCCCAGCTATTCGCAAGAGCTTGTTGAAGGCTTTTTCCTTTGACTTTAGTTTTTGTCTTTTTAAGGTACGCTAAGAAGTCGTCCTTGATTCCGTTTTGAATCTCACGAAGCAAGCGTGTATCTGCTTCTGTGATAGCGCGTGACGCTCCATGACGTGCGATCGCTTCCGCTGATACAGCACGACGTTTTTTGAACCATTCTACTGTATATTCTTGGTCCTTTGCACGTGTCATTTTAGAAAGCGGAATTGTCTCACCTTCAGCGGTTTTAGTTGTGTCAACGTCCGCTGTCCATTTGTAAGTTTGAATCTTTAAGTCGTTAGTCAACTCTTGGCGGCGTGTAACGCCCAAAAGTCGAAGTAAGTCATTGATATTTTTAGAAAACTTATTGACAAAATCAATTGATTTAATTTCGCCCAAGTCGTTCATGGTTGTTAGTTTTGTTTCAGCCATATTTCAATAGCCCTTTCTAATTTTTAAATAGTCCAATGTTTGCAGCGATCATCGCTTGACGCTCTTCGTCGTTTTCAATAGCCATGATCTCCGCTTTAGTCATAGATACTGGGCCCGTACCCTTGCGAGGCGCTTTCTGGGTCAAACGTTCATCAACGCGGGTTTCTACTGCCTTATCAAAGATTTTTCGCAACGTGCCGATCTTCTCTTTTGTGGCTTCGGCTGTCTCATCAATCACAAAATCGATAAACTCGCCCGGAAGTCCTTCTTCGCTCAATAGCGTTTGAGTGGCCACGCGCATTTCTTTAATCGCAAGAGCTCGCTCGCGTTCTTCGATCGCTTGGATTCGTTTTGCTTCCTCTTCCTTCGCACGTTCGTCTTTGGTCAGCTTCGCGAGGCGTTCGCCCTCACTTTTGGCCTTTTCGATCGCTTCAGCTTGTTCAGCTTCCCAGCTGGCCCGTGCTTTAGCTACCTCGGCTGCGATTGCTTTTCCAAACTCGGCGCGTGTAAAGGTACGTTCTGCCTTTTCCTGCTTGGTTTCGACTTGTTCTTCTTGAGTGACGTCTTGCTCAATAGCTTCAGTCTCAACTGCTTGTGTATTTTCTGACATATTTTTCCTCCGACGGTTACGCCGTCACCCGATTTTCTCGCTTTACGTCCGGCGACGAAACAATGCAGCTTTTAACGTCCTCCGCATAGTCTGGACAATAAAAAAAGCGGTCTATTCCCGCTTGTCAAGATACCGGATCACCTCCGATCATTCGTCCTTGTCACTTCGTGACTGTTTAATGCTCTTTATGATACCCTCGATCATTCCAGCGAGTACGGCCCAACCTGCCACCACTAGAAAGGCAAAGCAGAAAAGGCCCGCTGTGTAAGATACCATATCCCAGATACTAATCACTCGATCCCCTCCTCTCCAATTTATTTCGTGTCCGGCATGATCGTAGATCGACAATTATAATGGAACGGGGGCATATTCACCCCGACTTGCGCGTCCTCGAGCTTATAGAGCTTATCTTCTTGTGCGATTCGCCGGCAAATTTGAGTTGTCCGATCGTCTAGCACGACCAAAATCCGATAGTATTCAAGCCCGGCTTTCTGATAGCGTTTGATAGTAGCCCGATTTATGACGGCTGTCGCGTCGGTCCTTACCAATGTTTCAGCTCGGGACCGTGCCACGTTAAATTCTTTTCGAATCTCGCGGGCCATATCTTGCGGGCTATCTCCACGTATGAAGCCTTGTTTAAATACTTCTTTCAGCTTTTGCGCGAGGCTGTCGGTATTGCCCCAAAGCTGCTCGGAATAATTTCGGCCATTGAACGGCGTTTTGATAATCTCTTCAAACGCTGGACGATTGACCGCGCCTGTACGGCCTCCCATAGCCTTTTTGTACGCGTATTCGGCAACGTTGAATAAATACCTTTCGAAGCTCTTATGAAGCGCTCCTGTGAGCACTCCGAGCCTGTGGATAGCTTCCAACTGCAAAGCCTCGATTCTGATCGCTCGAGCTGACGCGTATTGTTGGTTTAATCGTTTCAATAGCTCTGGATCCTTTTCGGCCTGTTCGCGGTATAGCGTCGCATTATCCACATAGTCGCTCAGATCCTCACCACGAAGGCGCTTCGTTGCGTCTTGGTAAGTGAGTTCATGATCTTCAGCGTACTTTGTGTAAAAGTCAAACAACGACTTTTGAAGTCTTACCGCCTCGTTGCGGTAAGTTTTTTCTAATTCTGCGAAAAAGTCTATATCTTTTCGGTCAACGTATTCGAATATCTCCCGGGCGCGTGCTTCCCAGTATTCTTCATGGTTGTTTAGCTTCAGTTTCTTCATCTGTCGCTACCTCGCCGGCTTGTGGCTCGATTCGTGGGAGCATTTCAAGCGCTTTTTCCGTTTCCTCTTTCATACGTTTTAGCTCAGCCTCAGCATTTACGCCCGTCACTTGCTCGAGCATTTCGAAGATCGTTTGCTCACTTACAACGCCGTATAAATTCTTCGCCATTGCCACAATCTCAGCGTCATTCTGTGGAATGTTTGGCGTAAATACGACGCTCGTTTCATTGATAAGATTGTAATTGTCCGAATCGTTCCCCTTGATCTTCCAGATATTGACTGCTAAACGTAAACGACGCATAAGGCCTTTTTCAAAGAGCAATTCTTGTTTGCCTCGATAGTTGTCGGACGCCATAAGTTTATATTTCATAGCTTCGCCCGACTGTGTACCCGCAAAGTTGCTGTCCGTCGTGTCTGGAGTAAAGGTAAAGCGTAAAATATCGTTCACAAGCCGTTCCTTGTATGCTTCCGCTCCGGCCGTGTCGTATGATTTAACAAGATAGTTCGCGTTTGGACTTGATCCACCCGGAATCGGGTTATCGTCAAGAACTAAGATTTTAGCTTTCTTAAACGCTTGAGATACACCAAGGCGACCGTTTGGATTGATCCGGCCATCGTCTAAGAAGTCCTTATCATCGACCCCAGTAAACGGGTTCCCGGAGATCACCAAAAGTGCCTCGTTACTGTCTTGCTGGAAGTTCGCAAGCTCAGACTGTGACAAGTCGTAAGCGTCGATTGAGTCCAGTACAGCTTCAAACGCGCCTGTCCGGTCCGTGTTATTGCTAAACTCATTCACCGGTACGCCGTTAAAGAAGTGCTCGCTTGTGTCTTTTAGGTGGAGCGTGTCCGTGTCTTGGTTATCGTCCACATACTCATAAATAGCGTTACTAGTATAAACCTTTACAAAATCGCGTTTGTGGCCGTTACCGTAACTGATAGAGTAATAGTTGATAGCCATCAAAGAGCGTTGCTCGTAGCTGTCGTCATAAATGACAAAAGTCTGCTCTGGATCCATACGATAGAGCTTGACCCAAACGCTCCCGTCTTCGTCTCGGTACGCGTTCAAAAGCTCGTAAGCACGGCCATAGATCGCGAGATCTGTCTTGATCGCGACGTTGTGGTCCTTCTCGTTGTTTTGTTTGCTAAACTGGTCAATCTGTTTTTGGATCTCCGCGTTTTCGTTCTTGTACTCGACCGGGTTCCCCAGCATATAGCCTTGTTCAAAAATAGCAATGTATTTCGCCCAGTCGCTCGCGATTCGATTATCTGCGCTGTATGGATCGCTTTTATCTTCGCGGTACTTGATATTATTATCAGCGAGATAATAGCGCTTGAGCTCTTTCAGTCGGTCCAATTGCTCGGATCTGTGCGTCCCAATATAGTTTTTTAGGCGTTCGATCCATTTCTGGCCCTCGTATTCGATCGTTTCAAAATCTTCGGCCGTCATGATGAATTGACGATTCGCGTTCTCATCAAAACGCCGTCCTTTTAAGAATTTCAATTTCTCTTATTCCTCCCTTTAGAAATAATATTGCGCGCTGGTCATGCGCTCTTTTACTGTGCTGCTCGTATCGTAGACGTGTTGCGAATAGATCGCGTATCTCACCGCGTCCAGTACGTCGTCATGCTCTTTTACCGGCTCGCCCGATCGCTCATTCCAGACGTATTGATAGATCTCATCTTTGAATTTTGCAACTTTGTTTGAAACGACAAAAAAACGACCAGCTTTCATCAGCTTGGCCACTTCCTCAATTCCAGATAATACCGACTTATACGCATTGAAGCACTTGAGCCTTTCACGGTTGAACCGTCCAACGTGCTCGGGCCGTGCGCTATCAGCCCAAAAGAATATATCACCATAACGCGCCTTGATATCTTTTGCAACGTCTACCCAGAAGTCAATCTCTTTATATTGGTGCGCGTGTTCCTCGAGTATGTACACATCTCCGGCCTCAGTTTGGCCCACGACGACAATTGAGCCCCAGTGTTCATATCCCCAGTCAACGCCCGCGTAAATCTTCGCGAAATGCTCGGGCGGTTGCGTCGTGTACATATCCTCTTTAAAGTCACGATATACCGCACCTTCACCAATCACCCAACGCCCGTATATACCGCGCTCGATAAACATACCGGAAGGCGTTGTCGCGATCAAATTATCAACGTATCTTTGGTTTAGAAACGTGTTATCAAAGATTGTAAAATGATTCGCTACGATCTTCTCATCGTCTGCCTTGTCGATATAATCAACCTTGAGCCAATGCTTCGGGTGGTCCGGGTTCGTGTCACATATAATACGTGCGCCATACCCCGAGCAACGCTTTAGAATTTCGTCAAAAACCTCCTTATTCGCGAGCGTGGCCTCGTTTACGTAAGCCCCGAAGGCTGTCATACCACGAATAGCTTTTAGACCCGCTATGGACCCCGTAAACGTCGTTACAACGTACACGCCGAATAAGGTGAAGTTCCCGTGCCGGTCAAACTGGAATTCGTGGCCGTAAGCGTCTGTGATTTCGCGTAAGATATTCGTTTGCAACGTCCCAGACGATACTGCCCCCAGAATATACATCGGGGTTTGAACTCCGACTTTTTCAGCATTTTTCTTGACCCGCTTCAGCTCCATTAAAAACAAATCATTGTCGAGCTTGGTTTTTCCGGCCCGTACTGCGCCGTGATTTATCATCATGTACCAATCACGGGAGAGAGAACGACGCAAGATCCCGATCTGTTTATCTGTGTACAGTCGATCAAGTGCCATCTTGTATCACTCCTTCCAGCTTTTCGAAATAATCGGCCATGATATCCTCGGACGCCATGCCACCCTCAAGAGCTTGCTCGCGTTTCTTGTTTTCAAGTTGCATTGCCTTAACACGCTCTTTTTGCTCTTTCTTATCGAGTGCGTCTTTCGTGCCTTCGTTGCCGTTCATCTTGGCCAAGAGCTCAATCGCTCGCATATCGCCTTTAAGAGCCTTTTGCAAAAGCACCGTCGCAATTGCTGTTTGATTCGTTGCGCTCAATCCCTTCTCTTCGAGCATTTCTTTAAGTTGCGGACTGAAGACGTCCATCTCCAAAATTTGATTGACTTTCTTTTTTAAGTCCGCTTTCTCCCTTCGAGCTTTCCCGGAGGCGATACCGCCTTTTCGGCCATATTTTCGAGCTTCTTCCGAGGTTGGGACTTTTAAATTGTCTGCACCGGCCATCGCCTCCCCTCCTTACTGTTTAATTTTGTTAGATCGAGATTTTCTCACCGTTCTTTTTTCTTTTACAAAAAAACAGACTCCCCAGAAAGGAATAGGGGGAGTCTGAAAAGAAAAGAAAAGTATAGAGTATAGAAATGTCTGGCAAGGGGAAGAACTAAAGAACCTTACCAAAAGCGGACGGGCGGAATCGAACCGCCGAAACGAAAAAATTTTTAAAAAATATAAGGAGACCCCACGAGGGGCAAAGTTTTTTATGAAAAGTAAAAACGTGCTGCTGTAACTGTTGGCTTTTCCTGTCGTCCGCAATGAAGATCGTCGTTTCCTTCAATCTTCCGATAATACAATTTTATCACCTTTTTTCGTGCACTTTTCCCAACTTTCAGCGACTTTTTAAAAAAATACTTGTATATTTCTTTTCCAGCCCTTCGAAGAACGGTTTTATGATGTGCCGATAGACTGAATTCTTTGACATAAAGAGCTCGAGTGCCACCCCTTCGACGTTTTTCGACCGCGTCACATATAGCGCCTTAATTGCCTCCCAATTTGAGGGAGCACACTCGCTTGTGTATTCTTTGATCGCTTCTGCGAGCGTATAGAGTCGAATTAATTCCGGATCATTTTCTTTGAGAATGACGTTTTTAAGAGCTTCTGGCGTGTTAGTTGCTGCCTTGCTTTTTATAAACCAGTTCTCATCAAAATTTTGATAAGGGAAAGTG